CCTCATGCGTTCTGCCACAAGCAGTCTCCTCTGGTAGTGAGGCATGCGGAGGGCATTGGCTCTGCTTGCCATTAAGTAGCGCATTTTGATTCGCGTATGAATCAAGAGTTGTGGATATTGTAATCGATCTTGCTAGTTTTACACTATGAGCGAAACTTCTTTTCGTTACGATGTCGCGCCCATTGAAAAGTATGAGCTAACCCCCGAGGGTTATCTTCGTACTTGGGCCACCATTGCTCGCACAGGCGTACAGATGTACACCGATGCGGACGGTGGGGTTCGGCGTGAATATCGTCCCGAAGAAGAAGTGGGCTCGCCAGAAAGCCTCGCTTCGTTTGCGGGCAAGGCTGTAACTTTTGAACATCCCCCCGCTCTGCTTGACAGCGCCAACACGAAAGACTATCAAATTGGTTTTTCAGGCACTGAAGTGGTTTATGACAACGGCTTTGTCCGTGCCGTCATGACCATCACCGACAAGGATGCGATTGAACGCATCATGCGGGGTGATGCAAAAGAAGTGAGTGCTGGTTACAGGGTGCAATTTGACCCGACGCCCGGCGTTGCGGAAAGCGGTGAACATTACGACGGCATCCAACGGATGATCGATGGTAATCACATTGCCGTTGTTCGCAGGGGCAGGGCAGGCCCGCAGGTGAAGCTTCATCTAGATCGCCTGGATGCTGCCGACCCATCTTTACTATCTCCCATTGAGGAACCATCTATGACTGCTAAGGTCAATTTTGATGGCGCCGAGTTCGAGGTGAGCGAGAGCGTTGCTCTGGCGATCACCAAAGAGCGCGAAGATGCCAAAATGTCCTACGAGGACATGAAGAAAAAGTACGATGCCATGATGGCCGAAGCTTCCAAAATGAAGGAAGAAATGGACGCCATGGGCAAAGAAATGAAGGGCAAGTGTGATTCCGCCGAGGGTCGCGCTGACGCTCTGGAGCAAGAGCTTGAGGCCGCCAAGGCCGAGCTGGAAGCTGCAAAGCAAGTGAACATTGATTCGCTTGTTGAGGAGCGTGTTGCTCTGATCGACAAAGCTCGCACCACCCTGGATAGCGAGTTTGATTTCGCAGGCAAAGATGCCCGTGAAATCATGGAAGCCGCTGTCAAGGCGGTTCGTGGCGATGTCATTGATCTGTCGGAGAAGTCCGACGATTACGTGCAGGCCATGTTCGACACTCTGGCCGAGTCTGCTCGTAGCGATTCTGCCGCCACCGATGAGCTTCGTAAAGCCGTTGCTTCCATCGCCTCTCCCGCCTCTGCACCCTCCTCTTACATGGAGCGACTGCAGAATGCTTGGAAGACCCCTCTTTCCATCTCCAAGGAGCGCTGATCCATGGCCGTTACTTTCACCCCTTCGGGCACGGCTACTGCAGGTGGTGTTCAGCAGAGCTACTCGCTTGAGCTGACCGCCCTCCTGGAAGGCCAACTGTCCGACATCCGCGACAACACCATTGGCACCTACATCAACGAAACTGGTGCCGTAATTCCTTTTGGTAACATCGTCACCTATGCAAGTGGTGGTACTGTCGCCAATTCCGCTAAGACCATCAGTGGCACTAGCGAAACCGTGGTGGGCGTCAATGTTCTCACCTATGTCGACGAAACCGCTGAAGATGCCAATAGCCGTCCTGGCGTAAAGGCTGCTCAGGCAATGAATGTTGCCAACGAAGGGGCCGTCGCCATGTATGTGCATGGTTCTGTCACCCCTGCCACTGCAGTGCGCGTGATCCACACCGCTACCGGCGTGCAATATGCAGGTCAACTGCGTAGCGCATCGCTTTCGGGCAAGACCGCCGTTCTTTCGAACGCTCGTTACCTCACTTCCGTCACCGGTTCCGGCCTGGCGATTGTTGAGTTCAACGGTCCTGCTTTCACCCTCACCGCTGACACTTGATAGGAGGCCCTCAAAATGTCTGATTTTCGCATGGACGAAGCGGGTCTGTTTCTCGAGCGTCAGCTTGAGTACATCCGCCCTCAGGTGTTTGAAGTTCAGTACGCTGACATCAAATACCCCACCATCCTGCCTGTGACCAGCGAGGCTGGCCCTGGCGCCCAGACCTTCACCTACCGCATCATGGATGCGACTGGTGAGTTCAAGGTGATTGCCGACGCTGCTGACGATCTGCCCCGTGCCGACATCAGTCAAACCGAGAAGAGCATCAACATCCGCTCGATCGGTGGCTCGTTTGGTTACACCGTTCAAGAGCTTCGTGCCGCACAAATGGCGAACATCGCCCTTGAGCAGCGCCGCGCTTCTGCCGTTCGCCGCGCTTACGAGGAGAAGGTGGAAGACATCGCCATGTTTGGCGAGGCTTCTGTTGGCCTGGGTGGTTTCTTTAACAATTCCACGGTTGACCTTGTGGTTGCCGATAAGTGGTTCACCGATAGTGGCACCACTGCCCAGGAAATGCTTGAGTTGCTGAACTATGGCGTGACCGCCATTGTCAATGGCTCCAAGATGAAGGAAGAGCCTGACACCATCCTCATGCCTTATGAGGACTACAACAAAGTCAGCATCACCCGCAATAGCGACTCTTCGGACGTGACTGTGCTGGAGTACTTCCTGCGCACCAATCCCTACATCCGCAACGTTGAGCCCATCAACCAGCTTGATGCCGACAACAGCGTGCTGGATAAGAACCGCATGGTGGTGTACAAGCGTGATCCCCAGAAAGTGCAACTGCACATTCCTCAGCCGCTTGAACTGTTCCCGCCTCAACAGCGTGGCCTGGAATTCATTGTTCCCGCCCATGCTCGTGTTGGTGGCGTGGCTCTCTACTACCCCAAGAGCGTCATCTACGTTCAAGACAACTGAACGTGATCGGGGCGTTAAGCTTGTTGGCAGTTCTTATAGAACATTCAAATGTTGATTGCTTATCGCCCTGAGCTCGAAAATCCGCCTCGTGAAGGGGGACTCGGCGTTATCACTGACGCCGGTATGATCCAGCTCAGTCCGGGGGTGAATTCAGACGTGCCCGAGACCAAATGGGCTCAAGCACGTAGCAATGGCACTGTCAAACGCCTTATGGCAATTGGCGCCATTGAAGAACTGAAAGAAACCCCCACTGTTCAGGACATCCCCCAAAAGGTGTCCACACTTACCGGTCTTCCACTTTCTGATGCCGTCCGCATGATTGAAATTATGCACGACGAGGACCAGCTCCAGGAATGGAAAAAAGTGGAAGGTCGTGTAAGGGTGCGCAATGCCATCAGCAAGCGTCTTGAAGCCATCCGCATTGGAAAAGCCTGATCATGGCCGTTACCTACGCCAGCTTTCTCGAGCGCTTTCCTGAATTCACTCCCCATCCATCGGGAATCGTGAATGGGGCCATCACCGAGGCAACGGCTGATGTGGGCGACGTGTTTGGCGATCAAGCCGACCGTGCAACAAAGCATTTAGCCGCTCATATCATCGCCATTCAGCTTGCTCAAATGGGCATCCAAATTGGAGCCACAGACGGTAAGGTGTATGGCAAAGGACTTGAGGCCACTCAATATGGCCAAGAGTTTAAGCGAATGCTTGAAACCGTCGTTGGTGCTTCCTCCATTGGCTTTGTCGTATGACAAACGTGCTCGCTCCACTTGCTAATGCCACTCTGGTTTGGCAGGTGGCGTCTGGGTATGTGGTCGAAAGCGGCACTGGTAACTATGTGGCTACTGCTACTGGCGTTACCTACTATGCCTCGTTGAAGCAAAAACAAAATCCCCGTTTCGACTACTTGCTTGGTGCGGATAATACAGCGGTCTACATGGAGGGACGACTGACTGGTCCATTGGCCTTGTCAGGAGTTACCCCCGGAAGCTCCGCTGCTGCAACAATCAATGGAAGGGAGGGACGGTTTGAGCTATTGCCAAACGAGCAAATTGCTGATCATTATTGGCAATTCCTCGGCACGCCAATCAGGGGTATTTTTAGACTGGTTGGCAAAGGAAGCGTTCAGAACGTCTGACGCTTAACCATTTCTTCTCTCCATTGAGGATCTTCTCATGCTCTATCATCCCACCGAGCTGGTTAAGAGCCAAGACGTTATTGTGCGCGTTGGCTCGATTATCACTGCTTCTGGTCGCCCTGTCATCACTCAGAGTGGTGCAACCTTCACTGTCAGTGGCGCTCCCACCCTGTACACCCTGCAAGCGGCCACCACTGCTTCCGTTGCTTTTAACGATGGCAACACCGAATTCTACCTGCTGGGCGGCGGCGGCTTCTCTGACAGCGTGATCGTCACCTCTCAGGCCACTGCCTCTATCACTTCTTACTTCCAGAAGGATGTTGATGGCACCACTTTCGTGCCCGACAGCTTTGATGAAGCTTTCCAGGTGATTGCTACTGGTCGTTACGACAAGACTGCAGAAGTGTATGTCGAAATCAACAAGCAACTTGGTTCAAGCGGCACCACTTTTTACTACGACCGTGTGGCTTACGTTGGCCGTGTTATGAACTACAACGAGAGCTATCCTGCCGATAACCTTGTGGAAGTCACTTTCGACCTGATTAGCCGTGGTCGCATTGGCATTCATCAAGCCGCAACCAGCTCCGGCAGCATCATTCCTACGGCTCCCAACTGATCTTTTGGGCTGTTTTCTTGCTAGCCTCTCCTTACGGAGGGGCTTTTTTTATGAACATTCTTCAGCTTAGGGAAGTTGTAGTGGAACTTCTTGGAGCGGCCCCAAATTTGATTGGCACTTACATCCTGCCAAATAACAGCACTATTCCTGCAGTGTATGTTGTTGGGCAAAAGGGCGTTCCAAGCGAATGGAAAGTAAGCGGGCTGGAAGTGACCATGCGACAATATCCTTCGCTCATTCCTTCTTCTCCATTGAGTGGCACGGTAAAAGTTGCGCAACTCTGGGAAGTTGTATTAGTGCAATACAATCCAGACGGAAAGCAAATTGCCGAAGCGATGGAGAGAATGGTACGAAGATTTCCTGATTCCACTCCTTTTTACGTCCCTGGAGATGATGTGGCCTATGAGCGCTGCCGGTTCTCCATTCCTGACCTCGTCCTCCATCGCCTCTATCCAGCATGACCCTGATTGTTACAGGCGCAAAAATTATCAATGAAAAGGCGATAGAACGTCAACTGACCGAAGCCTTTGAAGATTGGGCAAGGCAAGACGTAAAGGATCATTTTTATGATCAGTTTCACGATCCAATCTGGAACTATTCGCGAGATACAACTCGCGAAAATCCTTCGGCTCGCCTTAAAAACCCTAGAGCCGGCGAGTTGCGGGATATTGATGACTATGGTGAACTGTACGAAAGCGGAAAGGATGTTTCTATTTCCATTGCTCTAAATGGCATTGAAGCATCTTGGACCTGGGATGCTAAAAACAGAAGTGGAGAGTCATACGCTCTTTACGTTCATGAGGGTGTTGGAACCAACTATGGCAACCCTCGTCGATGGACTCAAGACCTAGCCGAGCCGCAGCGCTTTAATGCCGGCCAGTTAAAGCAGGGTCTTTTGGGCCACATTCGCAGCCTTGGAGCGCGTTGATGAAAATTGACTATTTGGTGAACGCTGACCAGACCGTTCATGCCATTAACAATGCAATTGATGGCACTGCAATGGAAGTGGGCATTCTTTGTCTTACTTCTTGCCGCGAAGCGACCACTAGAATTGCAAGCGACCACCATTCGTTCCTCGTTGAAATACCGCCTGAATTTCGCTCGAGCTTTGAGCGAGTGAAGGTGTTCAACGCCCTTCTTAACATTCTTGATCATGAGCAAATACAGCTTTCTGCTTGAAACGAAAGAAGAAGGTTTCTTTGAGCTTCTTCCCAGCATGCGTTTGAAGAAGTTTGGCGGCTGGCTTGTTGCGGAAGCGATTGAACAGGAAGAGATCGGCAAGCTGCAAAGTCAGGCCACTATTCGAGCTGTGCAACTAGCCAAGAAAGTTGCGGCAGCCAAAGGCGTCGGCCTTGACGAGGCATTTGCCCTCCTCCAAGGGGGCGGAAGCACATTGTCGGAGGCGGAGCTTCTTTCGGAATTTACCGAAGAAACTCTGAGCATGCTTACCAGCGGCTCTTCTGTGGAAGCCACAAACGCTCGGATGGTCACGGCATTTATTCGTTCAAGGGGTCAGGGCCTGATCGATGGAGAATGGCGAGATATTGCCGACTGGAGCGCCGAAGACACTAACGCCTTGCCTCGTCGAATCATTGCAAAAGTGGTTGAATTTATCGCGACTGAGCAAGAGTCAGAGATGAAGGGGGCCGGAGAAGCAAAAAAAGCTCCGAAGAGGAATTCTCCTCAATCGCAGAACGATTAGAAGCACAAGCCAGGAAATTCCTGGCTTCCATGACGAATTGGAATGAGCTGTATTTTCGGCTTTGTTCGTCCGACTTCAAGGACGACCGCTGGTCTGCTAAGAATTTTGGCAAGCAAAAGATGGAGGACTTGCGGACAGCGCTGAAGTACTTAGATAGACACGATACTACGAAATACAACATTCAAAGCGTGGCCGTTGCCAAGCTTGGATCAATGGCGGCCACGATGATGGGCGGAAAGAAAGCATCTATCAAGCCCGACTATTTCTTACCTTTTGACATGAAGGCGGCAAAAAAAGAAGAGAGCGTTACGCGGGAAAGTATGGCGGTGCTGCAAAAGTTGATGAAGCAACGGCGAATGAACGGAAGGGTTATTGCCTTGCTTGCTGACGAGCTCAAAACATTTAGCGGTCGCGATCAAGACCAATGATTATAGAATGAACAGAATAGTGGCAGTGTGCAATGGCGGCTCAGAGCGCTGAACTAAGGCTGAGGGTAAGCCTTGATCTGACCACGCTGCGCAGGCAGCTTAATAGCATCAACACCGAGTTGGGTGGTCAGGGTATTACGCTGCCAATTAAATTTGACAGGCAAAGCGTAGTCAAGGAGTTTGGACTACTTAGTAGATATATCGGCGGCAAGAAATTTAATGTTGAAATCAATACAAATCTGGAAAGTGAAATCAAAAATGCGGGTCGACTTGTTCAGGCTTTGCAGCGTGTACAAAGTGCTGCAGGCGGTGCCCGTGGGACCTTGCCTATTGACACTGCTCAACTGAGAAAAACTGCTGGCCAGGGCGGCTTTAGCGCGGCGCAAATTAAAAGCCTTTTTGGCGCCGCCATTCAGGGAGGCTTGCTAGATGAGCGCACGCTTGGTAAAACCAGGGATCAAATGGTTGCGGCGCTTGGGTCAATTGGTCGCGACTCTATCGAGGGACTTTTGAATGGACTTTCGAGTGGTGATGCGCAATTGCGAGCTGCTGCTGAATCGTTAGGGGATAGTTTAATTGCGGCTCTTAAAACAGCTCTTGGCATTGCTTCGCCATCGAAAGAAACAGGGAAGCTTGGTAAATTTGCTGCCGAAGGCTTTGAGAAAGGCTTTGTTTCTGGAATGGTCAAGGCTGAGCGCACGATGGCCAACGCCATTCGCTCTGCGGTAATTGGCTCCATTCGAGAGGGTCTTAGTAATCTGCCTGGCCTTGGAGGGGCGCTTGTTGGCTTTGAGCGTCAACTTGCTGCAAGCGTACAGTTGGCAGTTCGCAGGGCCATGAGAGAAGGCCTAGGCGCCTCTATTGGTCCTGGCGCAAGAGGAACTTTACTAGGTGGCGCTGGCGGTGCTGCCACCGGAGCTGCCGTCGGTGGAGCAAAGGCATTGGGAGGTGGAATCGCGGGAGGCGTAGCCAAGCTAACTGCCGGCGGCCTCATGGGAACTGCTGCCAACTTAGCGCGTTATTCCCTTGATAATAGTGCTTATCAAGAGTTTGTCGGCAAGCTATATCAAGAAATTATTAACTCTGCATTGAGTAGTGGTACTCAGGGTGCCGTTATTGGCGCGCTTGCGGTGGGTGGTGTTGCTGGCGGACTTGGTTTCGCTCGTGGAGCTACTGGCTCCCTTGTTATTCAAGCTGCTACCGCTATTCGTAATCGTATTTTAGCGGCTTTACTGGCAGTGTCCACTGGAGAGTTGAACAATGTCGTAAAGGTGATGGTGCGCGATGTCACTGGCGCTTTATTCACAAACACCATTCGGCAGCTCAGAAGCGCCTCTCAAGGGCTTCCCAGGATTGATTGGCCAGCCGTTGCTCCTTCAATAACGGCCAGTATTGGCCCTTCAACATCTGGAAGGCTGCTAACCGGCACTCCTTCGAGAGGGATGATCGCGGGAAGTGCGCCGGCTGCTTTGCTGCCAAGTGTTAGTCAAACACTAGAGCAGCGTAAATCTACGGCTTCAGGAGTGCAGGCAATTCGCGCAATGATGGCCGGGTCAGGGGTTGAAGAGCCGCCAGGAAAACTTGTCTCGCTAGAAAGTGGATTTATAGTAGCAATGCGCGAGCGATTTGCCCGTGCTGCTGAGCGTTATTTATTTGGTGTTGAAACACAAGTCGTAGATCTTTTTGATTCCGCTCAAGCCGCTGTTCGCGTGCAAGTGGACAGAATGATTGCACAAATTGAAGCTGATATTCGAGCACGAGCACGAGCCGGAGTTGCGGTTCGCGATTTGGG